CCCATGTCCGTAGCGACTACAGCGTTCTTAGGAGACTTGCTTGGAAACGAGAATACCTTAGTAGTCGGTGAAGTCACGTCGGCCTCCACAGGCACACCAGCGGCCTCCAGGACTGCACACAGCGGGTCTCTAGCATCAGCCCTTACTCGTCTAATGTATTGATCCGCGTATCTAGGGTGGATGCCAGATGCGCTATCCACCAGTTGAGAAACAGTACCGGAAGGCTTAACAGCAGTAATGGCAGTGCTAATGTTAATGCCAAGCCTCTTAGCCCATTTGCTGTTAGTCTTAATAGCTTCTTTCTTAAGCTCTTCCAACCAATATTGTAGTTCATCACGGCTTTTCCTCCCTGACATCACCGGATGATCCATGATACCAGTCAGGGACACACCTAGTAACGCCTCTTCTTTTGTGTTATCACTCCAGATCTTACGTAGGTATCTGAAGTCGGTCAGTGTTGCTTGCAAAGTTCCAAGGACAGTCGCAATTCGTACTTTCCTTCGGAGACTGTCGAGACTATCGGTTGCCCTGATAACAACTTCTGACAGGTTGCAGAACTGGTAGGGCCGAAGGATAATCTCTGAGCATGGATTAGTTCCAAAGTCATAGGTAGCATCTCTTCTGCCGTTTTTCTCAGCTTGTCGTTGACTTGCAACGCGACTGAAAACACCCCTTTCGCCTGACCTCGACTCATACAAACTCTTCCACTCGTTCAAAAATGCTTCAAAATCTGGCTTCTCTGTGTAACAAGCAGAGTTGTTAGCTAAGCCACGCTGAGGATTGTCTATCCACCACTGTCCTGACTTGGCTCTTCTTATTCTGTCGTCAGTGAGGTTACTGAGACTGATGAGAGCACTTCTCCTGACTCCTCCGACGACGACGATTTGTGCAATCTTGCAGCAGATATCATGACATTCGACGGAACTGAGCTTTCGTCCAGCAGCGGTGCGAAAGACTTCAACGGTGAAGTTAAACAAGTCTTCAAGAGGTTCTGGACCAGACGCTCTACCCCCGAAAGTCCTGAGTGGCGCACCTGCAGGTCTAACTCCAGATACGTCCCACTTTGGAACTTGACCAGTAAAGAGCATTGCGATAAGTTCTCTGTATGCTTTTGCCCACCCAATCTTGCTGTCAGCGACGTGTATAACGGTATCTGTAGCATGGAACTCCTCTGCGACTTCTGGTAGTTTTGTGATGTACTGGCGTTCCACACTGAAGCCGACACCAGTGCCGCACATAAGCACGTACATCATCTCGTCAAAAGCTTTAGGGTGGTCAATGGGTAAGTAGGAGCAGTTGAAGCCAGCTACGTTGTCACGCTCAAGAGCCTCACCAGCAGTCATAAGCGCCCTCATGCTGGGCATAACTTCAAGATTGTAGATAGCAGGTTGTAACTCTTTTGCTTCCTTCTCTGTCAGCTTCTCCTGCTTGACCCAGAAGCTCAGGTAGCGGTCCACTGTTTCAGCCCATGTCTCCCTGCGTTGCTCCTCTGGTAGATACCTTGCGTATCTGGACTTGTGTATGTACTGTTGGTATGCGTCCATTAGATTTCGTAGTCTCCTCTTGTAATTAATGCTAACTTAATTTGGTCCAGTAAAAAGTAAAGATCCTGTGTGTCTATGTTCGTAGAGATGACTACGTAGTCCTCTGACTTCACGATACAGAAGGCATCTTCGTACTTCTCTAGATCCTCCACTGAAGTAACAGCTGCAAATACTGCTGGTACTGGTACTTTCTCATCTTTGCCTCCGAAGTGCCCCTCAATGACTTTCACTGGATTAGCTCCTGTATCAACCTGTCTACGTACCAGCGACACTTCCGAAGGTCCTCTACAGGTTTCTTCTTGTAGTGGTAGCGCCATAAGTACTTCAGTGAGTTGCCCTTGAGATAGCCTCTGAACTCTTCTGGCGACATGGACGCTTTGATTGCGTCAATAGCCTCTATGTCCCCTTTGTTGTAATGCTCAGGCTTAGCTACAGCGTCCCACTCTTCCTCAGAGGCTGCGTCAATACTCATCTTCGTCCTCCTCTTCAACTTGCAACTCCTCTTCAAACCTGTCCAGTCTATTAATTAACTTGTCTTCAAAGCGGTCCAGCAGTTCTTCCGCTGATATCTCCAGTGCCTCCAGTAGATCATCAGGGTCGTACATCCGTAGAATCCTTTCCTTGATTTCATCCATTGTTAGAGACATCGTTAATTAACTCCTGAAGTGTATCTATAGTATACCACACAATTCCTTCTTTGTCACACCATTCTGCCATTGTCATCTTGGCTCCTCTTCTGATCTTCTTGTTGGGGTGCATGAGGACAAACACAAGTTGCTGTCCTTCAGGCAAGCTGTCTCTGACGCTAGTGTACTTCTTAGTGTCTCCCTCTCTAAAGAAGCCTTTGCACTCGACAACTGTGCCTGTTGCAGCATGAACAAAGTCAGGACGATAATTACGATTGATAACATAAGGAATTGTAACTGGTTCATATTCAAAGCCTCTGAGAACTTTAGCTACGTTCTCTTCAAACTTACTACGGAAGAGTGATTTCTGGGACTTTCGGCTCATTGACTACCTCTACTAAAAAACGTGGACCTGTAGAATACGCGAAGCCTCTTACGGAAGGCCAGCATTGCTTTTTGTACGAACAGTAGGAGCATCCGACGGCGAGTTTCTGGTTGCCACTCTTTCCATCTGCGATAGATTCGTAGCAGACTTCTGGCGGTGTCGGTAGCTCCACTAGCTTTTTTACGTGCTTAATCCTGTCGGCAATGTCGAAGGATATCAAGTCGTACACTGGTGCCTGTGTGTCCTCTGAGTCATACATCAGGTACGTCAAGTGCCCATTCTGCTTGTCCATAGCCAGCCAGCCGAACTTAGTTTCACCTTCTGAGTGCGCGTAGCCTTTGATCTGCGCTACGTATCCGAAAGGATCGTCATAAGCCAGTGACCCGTCTTTGAACTTACGAAAGCCATATGTGGACACTGACTTAACGTCGGTCACAACACCGTCAATCTTACAGTCCATGTGCCCTTTGATGCCTTCGACTTCACACTGCTTCTGCTCGTCAGTCACCTCGTGTCCTGCTGCGCGTGTAAGAAACAGTAGCAGTTCTTCAATGAGATGCCCATAGAGGAACTTGACGTAAGTATGTGGCGGTATTACTTCACTGGCTTCCACACCGTTGAACAAGTTCCATAAGTAGCGGTCCTCGCGCCCAATGTTGGACATACGGAGTGTCCGTGGGTCACGGGCCTTCTGTTCACCGAACTCCTGACGCATCAGGTTCTTGACGTTTTCGCCAAACTGCTCTATTGCAGCGTCGATGTCTACTCCTTCTTCTACTTCTTTGGTTGACACTAGCTTGTAGATGTCGTCCACTAGACTATATACGTTTTTCATTTGTACTCTTCCGCTACTAAATCTTGTTGTCGCATCGTCTTGTCTCCTTAATTTATGTTAAATTTATTATTCTTACTTGCGTTTTCTAAAGCTGTCAGAAGTTGTAAGTTGTTTGGGACGTGTAGCCCGCAGACTACATCGTTTTGTAGGGGTACTATGTGGTCTACCTGTAGTTGCTCATTAATACCCAGGGCTGAAAAGCCCTCATTAGCTTTAGCAGCAATGACGTAAATATTTTTGATAGCTGCCTGGTCAGCCCAAAAAGGTGTTGCTTGCTTCTTGGCTGCACGTCTCTTGGCTTTTTCAGCATTTCTAATACCTCTGTTAGCACGTCTGTACTGGGCGTCGTACTGCTTTATGCGCTCCTTGTTATTTATTCTCCATTGATCTCGACGTTTTTTTTGACTCTCCTTGTTCTTTTTATACCACTTATCTTGATACTTCTTCGCACAGGACCTACAGCGTTGGTTTAGCCCGTCCTTCCTAGCACGATTCTTAGAAAACTCAGAGTGCGGCTTAGTTTCACCGCACGTTAAGCAGTGTTTAGCTGCTTCGATCATCAGTGTGTCTCTGCCCACGTTGTTCCGACTTTGTACTCTCCGTCGAGTGGGCACCGGAGGTTAAACTCCAGACCCGCCGCCTTGAGGCACTCGACTGCCAACCAGCCGTACTTCTCAGCTTGTGCTTCAGCGACTTCTGCTTGAACTTCGTCATGTATGTTTCCTATGAACCTGTAGTCAATCTTCCACAGCTTCGCGTACTCATCCAGCAGGACCAGTGCTTTCTTCATCACGATTGCACCAGCAGCCTGTAGGAGCGTATTCAGTGCCGCGTGTTCTGATCTAACTCTAAGAAGTCGTCCATCCAGTCCAGTGAGATAGCCCCGTGCAGCTGCTCTGCCAACTCGTTCTCGAAGACCTGCAAGAGCAGGTGTATTTGCGAGAAATCTTTGCTTAAGTCGTGCGCCATCTGCCGCGCTTCCTCCAACGACAGTTCCGATTTTGGCGTCTCCTGCTCCATAAAGGAAAGCATAGATGAAAGTTTTTGCTTGAGGTCTAGTTTCAAGACCCGCAGCCATTTGGTTTCTTGTATGTATGTCGTCCGTGAGAAGGACATTCGTAAACTCCTTGTCGTCCATGTAGTGTGCCAGCATCCGTAGCTCAAGGCCACTGGCGTCAAACCCTACGAGCTTCTTACCACTTGGGACTGTCCAACAGGATCTACACTCGTGTCCGTATGGGCTGTAGCTTGCTGGTACTTGTGCCATGTTGGGTGACTGGTGGGTCATACGTCCAGTGACTGCTCCGTTGCTGATGACTCTGCCATGGACTCTACCGTCG